ATTGTAAAGAAGTTAGTTCTCTACTCTGAACTGGAAAACCTGGTTTAAATAAAACCTTTAAGAAGTTTTTTGACGAATCGAAATCGTCAAAGTATGGGCTTACATTTAAATTTGTTTTTTGAGCCATTTCTTAGAATTCCAGAATAATTTTAACGTCTTCTTTTTGTCTATTGCTTCTTGTTACAATAGATCTATTATCGATGTAAATAATATCTCCCGTGCTTTTATTTATCTCAGGTCCCGCAAGTCCTTGAGAGAAAGTTACTCCCAAACCAACAATACTATCATTTAGAGAAAGTGTACTTCCCCCAAAACTAGTGTCTATAGATCCTTGAAAACCAGAACCACCACCAGCAGTAATTTGATTTGCTGATGATTCAAAAGACAACAATTGTCCTTTATTAGTTATTTCAGATGTATCAGTTGTATCAACTCCACCCGTCAGATATAATGATCTATCCTGATAATATTTTAAAATATTTGTTTCTTGATCATATGAAGCAGCATATCCTTTAGCAATCTTTGCATCTGCTCTTGTTTGACTTAATACATCACCAATAATAGGAAGTTTTGCTGGAGTTGAATTTAATTTAACTGAATTCAATCCACTAAAAGTATTAGCATCAAATATATTTGATGCATTTGCCTGCTCTGGATTTTTAATAATTCCAATCTGAGCAAAACTTGTATTTGCAGCAAATTCTTTTGTAGTTGTATCAAATCTAGAATAAATTAATACTTTATCTGCACCCAACTCGGTATAGATATCATACCCATGCCCTTTAGATGGTGGTATAATTGGAACTAATTTAGCTGCATTAGTTGGTGTTCCGGATGTTTTTAAATCAACAATTCCAAATGTATATCCAGTTCCACCATTTACAACTTTAGTTCTTACAATTTCGCCTTCAGTATTTGCAGTAATCTGAACCTCACCGCCAGTACCATCCCCTAATATTGGATATGTTCCCGATACATATACTTGACTTCCACTATTTTCAATGTATACAACTTTTATTTGATTATTATTGATTTTAGAATCACCGGATTCTCTTATAGACTTAATTTCAAAATCTGTACTAGTATCCCAATTGTTAGGAAGAACAATATATTCCGTAGAATCAAACTTTACGATGTCTGAAGGAGCAATCGTGAAAAGATACTTCCAAATGTACCCATCATTACTATCACCTGCTGCAGATGGTTCCAAATCAGTGAATAAAGGTTCATCTTGAGATGGTTCTCCCTTCAAATTTGTACCACTAGATCCATTGTAAAGACATACGTAAACTCTATAATCCTTATTTACTACATAAAAATTAGAATCATATAATCTTCCACTATTTGAGTTTGGTGATTTATTATATACGTCATAATCATGACGATACATATCATACTTTGTATTGGCAGTCCACTGAATTTTTTTAATGACCCTTCTGACATTACCACTTGTTATCTTCTTACCAAATAAAATGGTATCTCTATAATGAGAAAGATAACTTTGGTTGTCTATTGGCGGAGGTGGTACAGAACCTCCAGAATTTGTTGGGTCCCAACTATCAGTCCTACCAAAACCAGTCTGATATGGATTTGCAAGTCCCAGAAAAACATAATAAGAATTATTTTCTAAAGAGTCTATAAATGTCGTAGCATTTTGGACCCTAAATTGGTCTGTTACGATGGCTGCCATATTACATCAGTTTTTTAGGTATTTATGGAAGTTTATTTAGTCTTTTTTATGGTGTAATGGTAAGTGTCTCAATTAAAGAACCAGTTTTTCAATTAAAGAACCAGTATCTCTTAAACCTTTACTCTTTCTTTGAATTTGAGGATATTCAGATAAATCAGCATCTGTAGTATTACCATTTACAGTATAACTTTCGTTCATACCATTAACAGTAATTTTACCCCAAGAGAATGTTCCAATACTTCTCTCACTTGATGCTGATCCAACATTATCAAGGGCATTTGCATTTGTAACAGGGAAATTAGAAGTATCTTCAGCATATCCATAGCAAGTTATCAATCCAACCTTATTATTTACTACAGGTACTTCTACCACTCTATAAATTGCATCTATAAAAGTTCCTGCAATTGAAACTCTATTCTGACTGTTAACATTCAAAACTGCATTATTTGTAGATATTCCAGCAGCATCTAATACGGGACCTTGAGTTCCAGTATAGTCATAAGTATAGAAATATGTTCCTGGTTCTACATTGGTATTTGATATTGAAAGATAATCGCCTTGGGATAAAGTTCCATCACTAGAAGCATTAAATATGAGATTATTAACTCCAGTCTTTTGATTATTTAAATAATCTTCTCTAAGTTTAAATTCAAATTTATCAGTAAGTTGAGTTATAGTAATGAAAATATTGAATGATGTAGACTGATTAATCTGAGTATTAATCTCTAGAACATCACCTACTTCATAACCAGTTCCCCGATTTATTACATTTATTTCACTAAAGTAGCGAGAACCTGATGGTCCCGCAATTGTAACCTCAATTTCCGCATCAGTTCCGCTACCAGTATATCCTGTAATTCCACCATTAGATTGACTGTATGTATAATTCAACACTGATGGATTGCTACCAGTAGGTCCAATTTGACTACATGTAAAATCTGCAATTCCACCGTCAGGTACATGATTTATATGAGTTACAATACCACTAAATCCTTGAACACCCGTAACTTCTCCACTAAGATTAAATTTAGATTCGGGTAGAGGTGCAGTAACAATAGGAGTTGAATTTTCTGGATATCCAGTACCTTGTGTAAATCCACTAATACTGACGATAGTTCCGTCTGCACCTACTGTTGCAGTTGCTATTCCTGCAGTAGACTTTTGTGGTGGGAGAGCGAAATACTTTTCATTCGATCCATTATCTGGGACAAGTGCTCCACCTTTACCATCAACAGTATCTGGCCAACCATCTCTAATCGTTGATGGTGGAACTGTGACAAGTAAATCAATGGTTCCAGATGTATTGGTATAACCTGCTCCAGGACTATTTACAGAAATGCCTGATAAAGTATCACCAGTTAAAGTTACATTAAATGTTGCTGGAACAAATTCACTAGCATCATCTGCAGCAAGAATAGTCCAATCATATGTGGTTGGGTTTTCATAACGGAATATATCAACATTTTCAACATAGAATGTTACTGAACCTGTACTTGCCTGAACATTACTAATAATATTTGTCGTTGGATATACCTGAGATAATAGTGATCTTCTCGTTTTGAATACATAATCACCGCCAAGAATAAGATCTTTCTTTTGCTTACTCCAAGAAACAGGTCTATTTACATTACCAAATTCGTGGTCGGCATTATATAAACCTTTTCCAGTATATGGAGATGTTTCTAGAACGTCAGATTGTGTATAATTAAAGACTCTCCTAGGATTCTGTTCATCGATAGAATTAAACTGCTTGACTTGTACAATATCGCCTCTTTCTACAGTAGGAACAACAGACCCAACTTGCTCATCATCTACATTTCTAGTTCCTCTATAGAAGAAAATATCAACCTTATCTTCAGGTTTTGGTGGGACACTAAATGAGAATGAAGTTCCACCATTAAATTGGTAAGAAGAACCAGGTTCTTGAATAATTCCATTAATAATTACAATTAAAGTATTTTGAAGTTCTATTATAGAATCATCAGGTTTTTCAAAACTTAATATTGCACCATTATAAAAAAGTGGAAATCTTATTCTAATCCCATCTTGATAATTTTTGATGGAATCAATGTAATCTAGTTCTCCAAACTGCCATGAACCGAAATTATCAGTAAAAGTTTCCAATACTGTAAATTTAAACTCTGAAATTGGTGATGCCAAACCTTTGGCAGTAACAAGTCCAACTGGTTTAAATACGTCACCTTTTTCGAATGCATATCCAGATCTTGAGATAAAGTAACTACTAACCTCAAAATAAGTTGATCCAATACCTGTTGCAGAACTTGGATCGACATTAACATTTACTAACAATCCAATTCCAGTATCAGTCGTTGCTCCAATACCAATTCTAGAAATACCTTCAACTTCAAGATTTTCATATGTTGGTTCGGAAACAAATATTTTTGGATTATTGTATCCAGTTCCACCAGATCCAACAGCAAATGTTAGTGTTCCACCAGCTCCAATATTGGCTGTTATGTTAGCAACATCTCCAATATGATTATCTTCATAAACACTTATTCCAATCGATACTATTCCATTATATCCAGATCCATTATTATCAGTACTTCCAAGTCCAACAGAGACAATTGAACCCCCAGCACCAACGACAGCAGTTACTGCCGCACCAACAAGAGGTGCATAACCGATTCCTTCAGTAGATCCTAAAGAAACAATA